TGGAAAGTTACTCGAATTTCTGTAAACGTAGCGTTTTGGATATTTATCTTATATAAACTACTATTCTAAATGGCGAATACAATTGATTTAGTTGTAAAGACGAACGGTGTCACCGTCCTCAATCAGACGGCTGACGCAGCAGAAAACACAGCGAAAGGTTTTTCAAGTGCGAAGGCGGAATTGCGTGCGCTGAATCAGCAGTTGCTGTCGATGGATCAATCGAGCGAGGAGTTCAAGAAAGCGTCCGCTCGTGCCGCTGAGTTGAAGGATAACATTTCCGACTTATCCGCTGAGATTAGCGCAAACGCGGGTAACGCTTTCGAAGGTCTTTCGAATAACGTTTCGTTGTTTGGTAGTCGTCTTATGGACTTGGATTTAAAGGGAGCAGGGCAGGCACTTACTGCAATGGGTGGTGCGGTTGGTCGCATTGACTTTAAAACCCTTAAAGATGAACTTGGCGGTCTTGTTACAGGTTTCACAAATCTTACAAAGGCTTTAATTTCAAATCCTATTCTTTTACTTGCTGGAGCAATAGCAGCATCAGTTATTTACTTTAAAGAATTAAAAACAATCTTTGAAGATTTAACTATGAATGCCGATAAAATGAATCGTCGTTTAGCTGAATCTCAACAAGTTTTAGAAGAAGTAGGAAAAGCGAAAGGTGTAACTGAAAACATTCGTTTATTATCAAAAGTTGTTAGCGACCATACGAAAAGCGAAGAAGATAGAAAGAAGGCTTTAGATAAATTGAATGTTGCATTTAAAGCAAACAACATTCAAACAGTTGACAATATAAACAATACAGATACACTTGCTAAATCAACCGAAAATCTTACTGTTAAATTAGTAAAAGAAGCAGAAGTAAGAGGTAAGATGGCTTACTTGCAAGAATTATACGCGAAGAAAACAAAACTTGCTGCTGAATCAACTCAAGGGGTGACAAGTGGATTATTGCTCAATTTGGAATTAACTGCAAGAACTTCAAATAATTTACAAGCAAAATTAGCGCAAGGAGTAGTTAATGTTTTTTCTTCATCTACATTATCTGATATTGAAAATATAAGCAATCAAATTAAATTAGTTGAAGAAAATATATTAAGCAGTTCAGAAGCTATCTCTCAAATAGATATTAGTGGAGCAATACCACCACCAACTCAAGAACCACCTAAACCTAAAGACAAAATAGATGTAAATGAACAAAACGCTATTCGTGCTGCAAAAGAATTAAAACTTGAAAAAGAACTAGCAGACGCAAAACTTAAAGTTCGTGAAGACTACATCAAAGCAAATCAAAGCGCACAAGCCAACGAACTTTATGAGTTACAAAAGAAAAGAGATTTAGAACTCCAGACTTACGAAGGTGATGAAGAAGATAAAATTTATATCTTAGAAAAATATCGTCTTTTAGAATTTGATATTAATAAAAAGTACGATGATTTATTGCTTCAACAACAAATAGAAGCAAATCAAAAAGAAAAAGATGAAAGAGATAAACGAAATGAAGCTAACGCAATACAAGCAGCAAAAGAACTTGAAGATTTAAAAAAAGCAGAAGAACAAAAAGCACAACTTCGTATTGACGCAATGAGAACTTCATTGTCTATTATTAGCGACTTGGCTCAAGCGTTTGCAGGAGATAGCGAAAGACAACAAAGAAAAGCCTTTCAAATACAAAAAGGAGTGAGTATTGCAACGGCTACAATAGACACTTATTTAGCAGCACAGGGAGCATATGCTGCACAAATGAGTATTAAGACACCAGACGCACCTATTCGTGGAGCGGTAGCAGCAGGAATTGCAATTGCTCAAGGTCTTGCGCGTGTGGCTATTATAAGCAAACAACAATTCAATGGTGGTGGTGGAACAAGCGGAGCAAATAGTTCAAGTGGTAACGTTCCACAAGCAGGCGGAATGAACGCACCTTCACCTGCCAACTTCGCGTTCTTAGGCAACCAACCCAACCAACAACAACCACCGCTGCAAGCGTATGTCGTGAGCGGTCAAGTATCAAGCAATTTAGAGGCTCAACAATTAATACAAAATCAATCAAGATTAGGAGGATAAACAATGAAAAAAATTAAAGTAATCGAATACGGAATAGACGAAGGTGGTCTATTAGGAGTGTACGCTATCAGCGTAGTGGAACAACCTGCAATCGGTGTAGACTTCGTAGCATTAAGTGAACAACACAACGTGAAGTTCAAAGAAGATTTTAGAGGTCTGTTGTATGGTGCGTTATTGATTCCCGACCAACTCATATACCGACGCAACGACGAGACCAACGAGGAATACTACGTTAAGTATTCGAAGGACACAATCAGAGCAATTGCTTACAACTATTTGAAACAAGCAAACCAAAACAACGCAACGGTTGAACACGCGAAAGTGGTTGACGGAGTGAGCCTTGTTGAAACGTGGATAATCGAAGGTGAAAACGACAAGTCAAAGAACTTCGGGTTTGACCTTCCAGAAGGTACTTGGTTCGGTTGTATGAAAGTGGAGAACGAAGAGGTGAAGAAGCAGATTCAAAACAAAGAGGTTCTTGGATTCTCAATCGAAGGAAACTTCATCGCAGAAAAGGAAATGTATTTGAGCGAACAACAACCCACCTTAATTGAAGAATTAGAGCAGTTGCTAACGTTAGCCACGCAGGAAGAAATTGAAGCGCGCTATGACGATTATATGAGCGCGGTGAATATGACCTATTCAGAACTAAAAGCGTGGAGCGAAACGGAGTGTTCAACGTTGGCTTCGTTGGATCGTTCACCTATAGAAAGAAACCTTGAATTGTTGCAAACGAACAAAGCGGATTGGACGGAGAAACATTTCGAAGACGCAGGAAAGACAATTGCTTTCATCAATCGTATGCGCGAGAATACCGCAGGTGACATCTTAGAAGATAGCAATGGGAACGTTTGCGGAAGTAAGCGCACAATCAGCCTTATGAATTGGGCATACAATCCGAACAAGTAAATGAACATCGAAGCAGGGGGGTTTTTAAAGGTCGAATTGTACAACGACGATGCTACCCTGTTTCTCAATGCTCTCACGAAAATAACGAATGAGGGTGGTAAAATGGGGTTTAAGACGTATGGATTGAGCGAAGATGAATTGAAAGTATTGAACGCGATTTTGGACACTTTGGGATAAAAAAACGGAGGGAAATCACGCCCTCCGCCTAAACCAAAAATCAAAAAATTGAACTAAAAAAATCAATTATGAAACAAATGTACACCTTTTTATATTATCACATCAAACAAACAATTAACAGAATTATGAATTTACGAGAAAAAGTAAACGCTCTATTCGCAAAACACAACGTTTCTCTCTCTGCTGAAGAAGTAGTTGAGGTGAAGCAAATGGTTGAAGCGATTTTAGAGGACGGAACAAGTATCTATTCAGACAGCGACACTTGGGCAGCTGGTGTTCGTGTATTCGGAAAAGACGCAGACGGCAACGAGGTCGTAATCGCGGACGGAGAATACAAGACAGCAGAAGGAATTGTTGTTGTTGTTGAGGGTGGTCTTGTGACTGAATTAAAACCAATGGAAGAAGAAAAAGAACCTGAGGTTGAAGTAGTAATTGAGGAAGAGCAATCTACCGAAGTTGTTGCTGAGGAATCACTAAACGCAGAGGTTGAAGGACTTTTGTCGTTAGTTGCAAAACTTGAAAGCGAACTTTCTGAAATGAAGAAAGCAAACGCAGAACTTTCAAGCGAAGTAACAAAATTAAGCGCACAGCCTGCTGCGCCTTCAATTAAAGAAGTAAAGCAAGCAAAACAAGTTGCTTCAAAGCCTTATCACAAGATGTCGGCTGAGGAGCGTTTCTTATTTAACCTTAAAAAATAAAAAAAAACACAAATAAAAAATGGCTACTACTACAAGTTTGACCACCACATATGCTGGTCGCGAAGCGGCAGGATATATCCGCGCTGCATTTTTAAGCAACGAATCGCTTGCTGCGGTTACGTTCAAAGAGAACATCGAGTACAAACAAGTTGTTCGTAAATTAGTTGACAACGTTACTTTCGCTAACGCGACTTGTGACTTCACACCAACAGGAACAGTTACTTTAACTGAGCGCATCTTGACTTTGGAGAAATTCCAAATCCACAGACAACTTTGTAAGAAAGATTTCTTAGCAGATTGGGAAGCGAAAGCAGAACAAGACGGATTCCTTCACGCTTCATTGACTGACGCTTTAATCGCTAACGTATTAGCAGGAATGGCTGCAAACAACGAGCGTTTGATTTGGCAGGGTGTTAACGCAACAGCAGGTGAGTACGCAGGTTTCGAAACTTTGTTCTTGGCTGATGGTGACGTTATCGACGTATCTACTCCAGTTGCTATCGACGACACTAACGTAATCGACGAGATGAAGCGTTTAGTTGCTGCTTGTCCTATCAAGGTTCGTCGCGCTACTGAGAAGCCTGTTATCGCAGTTTCTTCTAACGTTGCTGAGGCTTACCGCAATGCAGTTCTTGGTCTTGGTTCTGGTTCTTACTTGTATCAAGGTGAGGAAGTGAAGATGACTTGGAACGGTCAGTACGAAATCATCGAGTGCCCTGGTATGTCTGACGACACAATGGCTATGTACCAAAAGTCTAACCTTTGGTTCGGAACAAACTTGAAAGACCAATGGAACAACGTTGCAGTTTTGGATATGTATCAGTATGACCTTTCTGACAACGTACGTTTCGCAGCTTCTTTCTTCGCAGGTGTTCAGTACGGATTCGGAAACGAAATCGCGTTCTACCAATACACTGCCTAATTAATTAACCAACCCTTGCACGAATAGAGGTGGTGGCATAAAAACCACCCCTCTTTTGTGCTAATAAAAATATAACAATATGGCTTGTGAATTAAGTACAGGATTTACACTCGACTGCAAAGATGGCATCGGTGGCATTAAGCAAATTGTTTTAGTAGATAAGGCAATAGTAACAGGATTCACTTTCGATGCATCGGAAGTTGTAACAGCAATTGCTGGAGCAACAAGTGGAGATTTGTTCACTTACGAATTACCTACTCAAACAGGATCATTCGAAGAAACAATCAATTTCAACAGAGACAACGGAACGGTGTTTTACACTCAGACTGTTAACGTAATGATGCACAAATTAAGCGCGGCTAAGCGTTTAGAATTGCAAACAGTTGCTACTGCTCGCGTTATTGTATTCGTTTTGGATACTAACGGAAATTGGTGGGCAGTTGGATACGAGAATGGTGCAGACCTTTCTACTTCAACAGCAGGAACAGGAACAGCATTGGGTGATATGAACGGCTTCACTTTAGCGTTCACTCACGAAGCTGCAAAGCGTGCTTACTTGTTGGACGGAGCGCCTTCAACATTGGTAGCATAATAAAAAAAAAAACTTTTACACATCTAGGGACACTTTGTCCCTAGGTGATGTAATTTTATCGTAAAGGAATAAGGGAATGGTTTACCTAAACACAAACACAGCGAATCAATACGCGTGGCTTTCGTTAGACGAAGGTCGTGAGTATTTCAATGTTGCCTTTACGCACTATCTACTTGTTATGACTTACGAAATGACAGGTGAAAAACTCGCGCAAGTAGTTGTTGTAATAAACGAAAACGAACGTGTTACCAAAATAAGACTTACCACCGTTGGATTGCTCGATGCAGGACGTTATCACTACGAAGTGTATGGACAAAACAGCGACACAAATACAGACCCTACCGACGCTTCCGTTGTTGGTAAGGTTGAGGAAGGGTTAATGATTTTATCTAACGGAACAAATTACTTTGACGTTTCAACACCGACAATTCCTGTCGATGTAATTTATACAGGCTATTAAAATGAGTAACATACAAGAAATTTTACTTTCAAAATACGAGCCTGTTGAGGCGATTGAAAAAGAAAATAGAAGCGGTTGGATTGACTATGGTCAAAACAATTTATTCCCTCAGCACTTAATCAACTTATACCACAACTCACCAATACACAACGCATTGACGAACTCAATCGCGTTTATGATTGAAGGACAAGGTACAGGAACGATTCTCGACAACGCTTTACAAGGTATTGCATTCGACTTAAAGTTACAAGGAGCTTTTTGCGCTGAGATTATTTGGTCAATGGACTTCACTCGCGTTGTACAAATCAATCACTTGCCTTTTGAAAATTGTCGTTTGGCTTACGATCGTGACGAAGACGATGTAACAGGAATTTTCTATTCAAAAGATTGGGCGAACACAAGAAGCAAAAAAGGAAAGCCAGAGTTCATTCCTGCGTTTAATCCTTCCATTGCACAAGAACAGCCAAGACAAGTTATTTACGCTCACGGAATGAGCGCAGGAAGTGTTTACTATCCTAAGCCAGACTACTTCGGTGCATTGAATTATATCGAGTTGTCTTATCAAATGGGATTGTACCACGTCAATAATATCTTGAATGGTTTATTCCCTTCGTTTATCATTAACTTCTTGAATGGTATTCCACAGAAAGAAGAACGTGAGGCTATTCGTCGCGAATGGGAAACAAGATTGAGCGGTGCAAATAACGCTGGTAAATTCTTGATGACTTTCAACGAAGACCCAACACGCGCACCACAGATTGAAGCGTTTCCTTTATCGGATGCTGACAAACAATACCAGTTCTTAAGCGAAGAAACAGCGAAGCAGATTATGGTTGGTCACCGCGTTGTTTCACCTCTTATTCACGGAATCAGAGACACGACAGGTTTCGGAAGTAACAAAGACGAAATGTTGGTTGGTTTAGAGATATTCAACAACCAAGTTATTAAGCCATATCAAAGAATCATTGAAAGAGTTTTCACTCCAATTTTAGGTGAAGTAAACATCGAAATGAATTCTCCATTCGACGAAGTTGTAGTTGTTGAACCAACAACGCAAACAATCGAATTAAAAAAAAAAGTAGTTGCGGAGAAGAAGGATGCGGTTGTTAAGATAACCAAAGAGCAAAGTGAAGCGTGGCTTAAACACTTACGCGAAAAGGCTGAATACATCAACGAAGAAGAATGGGAGTTAATTTCTGACGAAGAAGTAACAGCACCACACGACGAAGAAAAGTATCGCACGGAATTTATGAGCGTTCGAGGTTATTCAAACCCCGATCAAAAAGATGAGTTAGACACAGGACTTTACAAAGTTCGTTATTACTACTCAAAGAATTTAACTTATAAAGAAGGTGAAATGGTAACACGCGATTTCTGTCAAGAAATGGTTGCACTTTCTAAAATGGGCGCGTTGTTCCGTTACGAAGATATTATTGCTATGGGTGACGCAGGTGTAAACGGAGAGTTCGCACCAAGTGGTAGCTCAAATTATAGCATCTGGGAATGGAAAGGCGGTTCATATTGCAGACACGCTTTCTTTAGAAAGATATTTTTCCGCAAAAGAAAAGACGGAAAGTTTTTGCCTAACGATGGATTGAAAAACGATACTGTTGTTTCGGGTAAAATACCAAACGAACTATTTCCAAAAGGAGTAGAATCAATTAGACCAAACGACACACCAAACAGAGGTTCACTTAAATACTCATAAAAATTATGGCACTATCACCCGAAGTTCTACTCATTGACGAAAACTATATCAAAAAATATACTTGGATTAACGGAAGCGTTGACCCTCTTTTGATGTATCCTGCTATTTATTTAGCGCAAGACGAATACGCACAATTGTATTTGGGGACTGACTTGTACGAAAAGATAAAAGAAGACGTTGTGAACGACGATATCACGGGCGCATACGAGACGCTTTTGGACAAGTATTTACGTCGAATGATTATGTGGTGGTCTTTGTATGAGATGCTTCCTCATTTGTACGTTAAAACAGACAACGGAAGTCTTGTGATTAGAACAAGCGAAGACACTCAACCTATTTCACAAAGCGACTTACAGAACTACCGCGACCAAGCACGTTCGAAGGCTATGTTCTACACGCAAAGAATGGTTGACTATTTGTGTCACAACAGCTCAGACTTTCCAGAGTATCTTACAAACACGAACGATCAAATATATTCACAAACAAATGTCTATCCTTCAAACGCTTTCGAGATTAGCGACGGACGCGACAAGTATGTGTATCAATACAGACGTCAAGGTTTAGGTTGGTTAAAATAATTATATGGCAAAAAGGGGACGGAAAAAAGACTTAACGATGCAGAAGATTTACGAAGAAAAATTTCGTAAGTATCTCGCGAAGAAAGAAAAACAAATAAAGAAACTATCGAATGAAAGTTAACGAGGAAGGGTACGCTCTAATTAAGCGTTTCGAAGGTTGTCGATTGAAGGCATATCGCTGCCCGTCAAATGTATGGACAATTGGCTACGGAAACACCTTTTATGAGGATGGCACAAAAGTAAAAGACGGAGATGTAATCACTCAACAACGTGCTGAAGAACTTGCAAAGTTTATCATAGACCAATTCGCTGTCACCATTGCGCCATTCATCAAACAACCTTTGAACGACAATCAATTCAGCGCGTGTGTTTCACTTGCGTACAACATCGGTCAAGGTGGTTTCAAAAAGTCGTCTGTATTTAAGAAGTTAAACATCAATCCTAACGACCCAACCATTGCAGATTCTTTTCGTCTTTGGAACAAAGGTGGTGGTGTTATCTTGAAAGGTCTTGTTCGTCGTCGTGAAGCAGAAATTGAATTGTATTTTAAGAAATGAACACAGAAAAAGAAATAGGTTTGATACACGAGCAGCTCCAAGAAATGGACAAGAAAATAGACCGTATTTACAACGTGTTGATTGGTGACGACCAGATGAAAATTGAAGGTCTTGTTAGCAAGGTTCAGAAGCACGACAAGTATATTCAGAACCAAAGGTTGCAGGTTGCTCGTTTGAGTGGTATTGCAGCCACCGCAGGTGTTGTTGGTGGTTTAATCGTTCAACTTATTTTGAAAATGATATGAAGGAATGGTTGAAAAGTTTGTTAAGTAATTGTTCGAAAGTTAGTTCGAAACGAATTATTGCTATATTTGTTACAATTAACTTAATC